CTTGTAGTTCTTCAAGACCTTGACTTCGTGATACCTACGGGCACAGCCCTCGTAGTCTTTGAGGGAGGAGTGGCTCCATGTAATTGGCTTGGTCATTCAAACTTCGCAGTCTTGATGGCTACTGTTAATCGGTTGGCAAACTGTGTGACGAATGCCTCGTTGTTGTTCAGCTCGTGCTGACCCATGTCTTCAAGAATGGCGTGCACGACTTCGTGCCAGAACGTATCGGCCAGCTCGTCCTTGGTAAACTTCCTGCCCGTGACGTTGCTCATCTTGCCAAGCCGGATGCACTGCTCTGGGTAGAACGTGCGCCCCATGTCTCGGCGGTGAAGCATGGCTTCCACCACCTCCACGCTGTACCACTTCTTGCCAACACGCATGCGTGTGGGTAATCTCATACTCTCTCCTTTTAGTTTTTTGCTAACCCATACCTACGGTGCGCACCACCGTCAGCGTCCAACGGAATACCGGGCATGTAGCTCGGCTCCATAGTCATCTGAGCCAAGACCCAAGTCTTAGCTTCCTCAACCTCTGCCTCGGGCACAACAACGATCTGCTCGTCATGTACCGTCCCCGCCACAAAGTACCTCTTTGCGGTTCGTAGCATCCCATCTGTCATCACGATACGCGCAGTGCCCTGCACCACGTTGTTCGTAATCTTGCCTGCGTACAGCTTGGTAGCGTCTGGCCCGTATACCCACTGGCTCCTACCTTTCTCGTCCTTCTGCTGTCGCAAGTCAGGGTAAAGTAAGCTCATGCCGTTGGGCAAAACTATCTCCCCCTTCTTGAAGGTAATACATTTATACACGAACTCTTTGCCGTCTGCAAGCGATGTTTGTATCAGGCCAGAGCACATGTCCCAGAAGCTCACAACGGGGTGCGCAGTAGCCCTGTACTTGTCGATGATCTTCTTGGCCGCCACGCAGTGAATCAGGAGTTCCTGATCGCTACAGGTGTGCGGTATCTCCATCATCTTGGTGTAGTTGTCATCCCACTCAAGGAACTTGTCGATGTACGCGCCGTCTACACCAAGCTTCTTAGCAAAATCTTTCTCGTACCTAACGGGCGGTGCACCAAGAAATCCGACAAGCAGTTGCGCTGCAAATGCCGCCCAACCGAGTCCATAGCCGCAACCCAAGAGCGCACTTTTTGCAGACTGCCGTAGGTCTGGGTGCGATTCCTTACTAAGTCCGGGTATGTTAAACATCTGCGCACCAAACGCGGCGTAAGGATCACCGCCTGCCCTGAAGATCGTGAGCATATCTTGGTAATCCGAAAGCCACGCAAGTACTCGCGGTTCAATCTGCGAGAGATCGCCCACGACAAGCTGATAACCTTCGGGAGCCATAATCGCTTTGCGTAAGAACGAGCCTCGCTTGAGGTTTTGCATGTTAATGGCCGAGCCTTTGGCCGCGGTCCATCGCCCCGTCTGAGCACCATAGTAGGAGAGGGGGACAGGAAGCGCACCGCGTTGGCTGATGTCGAGGAAGCGTTGTGCTCGGGTACGTTCGGTTGTGGACTTAACCCGAAGGCGCGCTTGACAAAGGAGGGCAACGTCCTCGCGTTCACCATTGAGGAGCGTTTGAAATAGCGCATCGTTCTTTGCAAGAGCAAGCGCCTCTTTACCTGTGGTCTTAGAGACTTTAGTTGGGGGTTGGATGCCCAGCGCAGTGAGGGCTTGCGCAAACTTCGGGTTCGACGCAAGCGCAGCTTCCTCCACGCCGAGCTTCTGTAGTAGTGCTTCACGATCTTCTCTCTCCTTTTCGATTGCGTTCTGTAGCATGAGGGCGTCGAGCTGCAACACTGGGCGTGTGTACATCTTGAGTGTCATGTCGATGAGCCTGAGTTCACTGGACGGGTAGCCCTTGACCAAGCGCTTGAATATTTCCTCGCACAAGTACACATCGTGTGCGCAGTAGTCGGCCAGCTCCTTCTCCATCTCTGGTGTCAGGCTGTCGTAGCCGTTGGTGTTGTACACCGCGTTGCCCTTGGGCGGCAGGCCGAAAGCTTCGGCCAACTTCATCAGTGAGTTGCCAACTTCAACACCCCGTAGAGCGCGAGCCATGGACAGAGAATCAAAAATAAAGCATGGATGCCAGTCATACGTCCACTCCAATATAGATACATCGAACTGAGCGTTGTGAGCCAGAACAGCAGTAGTAGCAGGGTCGTAACAAGCAAGGATGCGCGGTAGCTCATCACCTCTGTACCACTGTGTAATCTTGTCTGATCCAAACTCGTGGATGCAGGCTCCGAATGCTTTGAATCTTGGGTCACGTATGTATTCCTCCGTTGTCATCTTACTAAGTGTGTACCCGTCCTTGGTATCCCACTTTGTTTCAAAGTCGATCGTGATGATTTGTTTATATGGTGCGCTCATTTTTCTCCTTGAGTATGTCTTCGGCTTCTTTTAAAAGCGCTTTGCTAAATTTGTATCGCTGTCTGAAGCCCTGTATTTCTTCATCCGTCAGCCCTTCCCACTCACGGTCTTTGATTTGCTCAACCATGTCACACAGGCCGGCAAAACAAGTAGGGCAGAAGGCCACTGGCAGTATGCCAAGGTAGCCCTGTATACCGCCCTCGTCATCGGTGAAGTCACACTGGCAGACACTGCACTTGTGGTCAGTGCCTACGTGGTCAAAGCCTTCAATCATAGTGGCGCGTCCTCTTCATTCTCAGGGTTGAACTTAGCTTTGCGTTGGTCTTTATGCTTGGGGTTTGGGAATGGTGGGAATGGCCAAGTCATTTGGTGCCCCTTTGACGAAGTTGTCCGGGGTCAGACGCAAGTGCATACGAATCGTGTAGCAGGCGCAGTTGCTTGCATACCCCATCAATTGCCAATCTGTTACCCGCCTCAAAGCCTTCTTGGTAAGTCATAAAACTACTTGGGTCAGTGTTTGACAGTACGTGTTGTGCTACCAACTTGGCGAAGTGTTCAATTCTTTCGATGTAAACAATCTCATCCCCTGATTCCCAGTAGTGCGGCAGTTTGGCTTCGATCGCCATCTTGGTGATGTCATCTCGTGTCATGCTTCACCCCTCAGTTGTTTCTGTTGAATGTCGTAGGCTTCTTTCCACTTCTGGTACTTGACCTTGCAGTCTTCACAGATGCAATCCCATTCGAACTCGTCAGGATCAGCGATGCCGCCCTCCATTTTGATCGGTGCTTTTCCAAAGTCAGTCATGCTTGTCCCCTGTTGCGTATCTTCTCCACGTACTCGTGCAGTAACCATGACTCAACCATCTGAGCAATTGCTTCACGCTCATTGAACGCTACCAGTTTGACCAGACCTTCAAACTTCTCGATGTCCTTGTCGCTGGCGTGCCTGATGAAGCCAAGCCCTACCTTGTCTGCAAGGCTGAATAGTTCTTCGTGTGTCATTTCTTTCTCTCCTGTTCCATTGCATGCAACACTTCCTCAATGTGACCCATGTGGTTACCCGACCATGCGTCCCATGTAGCGGTGCGTTTCTGATTGATGGTCAGGTCTCCGTTAGGGCTGTGCCGTAGTAGCTCCCCCATGTCTGCGCAGCTTGCAGTGAACTGCTTGGGCGCCTCTTGGTCTGGGCATATTGTGTATGTGTATGGTAGTTTTGCCATTGCTTTCTCCTTGTTGTTAATTAAAGTTTTCTTTTGGTGGTGCGTCGAGGAGGTTTAGAAAGCCGAAAAAATCGTTTGCCGCCAACATGAGTTGCGACGCCTCCATCTCGTCACAGTTTAGGGTGACGACTCCTGCCATTTGATCTTCAGCACGGCCAATGATGACAATGCCTTGCGCTTTACCATCGCCATAACACATCACCAACTTGTGGATCAGTAGTCTGAAGTGGTGTTGTTCCTCGTCCGACATGGCTTCGACTCGGCGCTCGAGTTCTTCCTCTGTCATTGAGAAGTCAGGTTCTATGTAGCTCATTGCGTAGCTCCGTCAGTAATAGTTTCAACTCAAGCAGGTTGTGCTCCCGTGCGATGAACACGGTTCCGCCATGGTTGAGGATGGCGTTGAGTTCCCTGTCTTGCAGTGCTGTGGTTTGTCCTTTGCCAGCTTTGCATTCGATGGCGATGAAGTGTCCGTCCATGCAAGCAACGATGTCAGGTATACCCGCTCGGCCGAAGCCATTAGCGGGGGGCATGAAGTGGTAGATGTCAAGGGAGTCAAGCAGCTTCCTCACTGCCGTCTTCACTTTCGCTTCCGGTGTATTCGCCATAAAAGTTAGCTTTCATAAGTTCGTCGTAGTTAAAGTGCTCACCGATACAACCAACGATGTCGATGTCGGGGCCTTCGCTCTCATACACAGTGTCGTTGTAGATGTACTTGTACTTGGGCACACTCAGTTGCTTGTACGCAAACGCAAGGCCGATAGGCGTAGGCTTCCACATCCCTGCTGAACGGCTCTTGGCACCACTCACAGGGGCAGGCACAACCATGTTCCAGTGACGCAACGTACCTAGTTGAGGGGTGCGCAGCATCCACACCGGTGCAGTGCGCTGTACGTCGATCCAACCATCCTCACGCGGGTTTTGTAGGCACAGCCAGATCAACTGCCGTGCCATGGCCGCAGTAATACCGCGCCTGTACAGCTTACCCCAGCGATCGCACACTGGGCAGTGACCACCATCGCTTTTGATGACGCTGTTCCAGATATGGCCAGCCTGCTCAAGCGTAGCGCCTTCGTAGAGGTTCACGTATGTCGGCACTTCGCCGTCTGTAATTGGTTCGATCATGTTAGTACCCTCTCACTTCTTTAAGTTTCTGCATGTAGTGCTTGGCTTTACCTGCGTCATCGCTTCCGTCCTTGCGTCCGGCACGCATGGTGTACTTGATGATGTTGCCTTTGAGGAAGCCCTCGAACTCGTCGCTCGTGAGTATCAACTCCATCACAGCCCATGGTTGCACAGGCATATCTTTGTAGTGCGTGCCACTGATCTGCAAGTCATCAGCCGTGAGGCCATTGAGTCCTGCGAACAAGTCCATCTGTTTGTCGTTACTAATCATTTCGTTCTTTCTCCTTGCGGTTTAAAAATACAGCGTCAGCAGGGTTGCGTGGACGCTCGAACACTTCGTAATAATTCCGTGGTCTGGTGCCCATGGCCTTGCGTAGCCAAGCAGCACCGCCCATCTCTTGAAACTTCTCCCACTCCGCGTCACTTAAACGTACGTATCGTGCCTTTAGGGGGGCGGGGGGCTTTGGTCGGGGCATGTACCAGTACTCCTTCATGCTTGTTTGGTTGTCGTTCCTTGGCGCGGGTGAACACGCCAAACTGTTTGTATCCAAGGTCTTCCTCCGTTTTGAGTTGGTTGCTTGGGTTCTTTGCGCGGAAGTAGGGGTCAGACATAAAGATGCTTGGCCGTTGCACCTGCGCAAGTTCTTCCCATGGGTTCAGGACTTTTGTCATGCTTCACCTCTTGCTTTCCAAAACGCATACCTGAGACTGCCAGCAATAGTGAGCAGACATACATCCAGACATGAATAGACAAAAACAAAAAACAAAGTTTCTCATGCTTCACCTCTTGCTCGGATTTCATTCGCCACTCCAGTGCGCGGGAACCCATTGCTGTTCCAGTTCTCAGCAATGTCGGCACACGCCTCACGCTCATGCTGTGCTACTAGCTTGGCAAAGGCTTCAAGCGCTATAACATCCATATCCCACCACCTAGTTGTAGTTGGCGGATTATGCGCTTTTAGTACCATCTCAATGATTTCATCTTGTGTCATATCAATACCCCAACTGTTTCATCGCGGCTTGCAGGCCGGCCACTCCACCCACGCGCTGGTCGTTGATGAAGATCTGCGGCATCTGCTTAGCATCGGGGTAGTGAGCCACGAAGTTAGCGAAGCGATCGCCCACCATGATGTCAACCTCCTCGTAGTTCAGCCCCGCCATGTCCATGACCATCTTGGCCGTTGTGCAGTTGGGGCAGTTAGCCTTGGTGTAGATTGTGATGTTCATCTTTTTCTCCTGACTCTTACTGAGCCTTTGGTTACGTTCCAGTCGGTGTTATAGCCTTGGTTGGATACATCTAGCGTACTCATGGCTATGCGTTTGCGGGCACTTATGTACTGCCCTCTTGCATTGTCAAGTTCCCTGTCGTGTATCGCGTCTTTCTCCGTATCGTACGGGCTTGTCTCGAGCTTGCGCAGGAGTAGTATGTCCTTGTCCGGCGTTTGCTCCCACAAGCGTTTGCTGATCTTGGATAAGTGGTTGGCAACAAAAACTCTGATGCCAATCTTCCAAGGGTATGGTACGGGCGGAACGCGCTTCAATGGCGGATCGCACTCGTCAAGTCTCTTGCCTGACAAAGCGTGGAACAAGCTCACCGCATCAAAGACTGACCCTGCGTTCCGCCACGTTTTTATTACAGCCGCATCCCAGTTTTTCTGGTCGCTCATTTTAGCCACCAAACAACTGCTTCAAGTGGACGTACAGCGCACGCGCTTCGTACACAGTCATGTTGTTGACGATGTCCTCGGGGGTGCGTGAGCGGATGATTGTTGTGGCTCGTTTGGCTCCGTGGGACAGCGCACCGCCCATGGCGTATGCGGCCGCATCAAGTGCATCTTGGCTAGGCGTAGGCATAGCTTCCAGCTTCTCGCGTAGCAATGCACCGATGCCTGTCACGCCGTTCGTAGCACGCTTAGTGTACTTGCGCTTGACCTTAACTTCTACGGGCTTGGGCACAACCTTGGCTTCTTTCTTCTTGGCTTTCAATGGGCGGTACTCAGGCACGATGGTAATGTATCTGCCCCGATCATCGCGCTCAGCCAACCCTTGCTTGGCAAACTGTGCAAGCAGTGAACCCACCGAGCTTTCTTTGTAGCCCAGCTTCTCCATGTCTGCGCATATCTCAGCGTTGGTCAGGTTGGGGTGCTTCTTAATGAACTCGAACGTGGCTCGGGTCACGTTGTTGGTAACACCAAACAGTTTCTTGCGGGTGTCGTAGTTGATGCCTTGAGTCTGTGTGTTTGCTTGTGTGGTTTGCATATCGTCTTTCTCCCAGTTGTTGATTGTGTTTTTAAGTGCATTGCTAAGCGCGGTTTGAATGTCAGGCATTTGGGTTTCCTCCTAGTAAGAGCATGACAAGGGTGATTACGGCGATTGCCGCGATGGATAAAAGGGTGGTTTGCTCAAGGTCTGTGAGACCCTGCTTGTCCCCTAACAGGACAGACTGTGCCCAGTCTTCCTCGGGTGTTGGGATAGGGGATGGCGGTGTGTAGAGCAGGCCAATTTTGACCTTGCCCGTATCGTACGGAACATGTTTTGACATAGCTTTCTCCTTAGTTTTTGCCATTATTTGTCTAGGCTTAGACAAAAGTCAAGGGGAATTTCCCCGCGTTCAGGGAATTCCCACGCGAAAAAGAGTTGTTGAT